ATTGACATATCTGATCTACAAATAGATAAAGGTGGCGAAGTTAGATACACAATTGAAGTAGATAAACAAGATGCTCAAGATAGAATATACATGCACGTTTCAGGATTTAACGGAACTACTTCAGTCTTTTCAGGTACTGACATCCTGTCTGAATCTGGAGTATCAACAGGCTACCAATCTTATAACGGTTCTTTCGATTTCAGTGGCGTTTTAAATAAAATTGTAGTCGAAGTTGGTGGTCGAGATATTAATCTTGCAGTGGGTCCTGTCTTTGATGATGTCACTATCAACGTATTTTATAATGTTATTAATACAATAATTACTCAACAGATAACCACTATTGAAGAGATATATTATCTCAATCTATTTGATCCTGCTGAGCTTGACTTTGTTGAAGAAGTTTTTGAATTTAATGATGTAAGCATGAATGATGGTGAGATTGAGTTCGTGCCGATTGAAGCTCCTGTAGAAGAGATTACTGTTGCAAGTATAGAATTAGAAATCGCTGAAATTGAAATAAATTTACCCGACCCCGAACCTGAAATTGTTGAGGTCGAAACAGAAATCGAGATGGAATTAGAAATGGAAATGGAAGAGATCGTGGTCGTAGAGGCCGAACCTAAAGAAGAGATTACAGAAGAACCTCAAGAAGAATCACAGGAACCAAAACAAGAACAACCGCAAACAGAACAAAAAGAAGAAGATTTAGAAGAAACGGTAGAAGAAGAGAAATCATCAGAGCCTAAGATATCAAAGAAAGAAAAAGCTGCTACTAAAATCGTCAAAAAGATTGACGACAAGGCAAGGTATGATGACGCTGCTCAAATAAAAACTTTAATTGTCATGCAAATACTTGGTAATACAAAAACTTTTTTTGATACACAAAACAATTTAGTAGATATGGAAGGATTCTTTACTAACGAAACAATACCTGATACAATGATACCAACTAACAACATAGCACAATATTTAATGTTTGGAGGCAGTGACGGTCTTATGAATCAAATGATAGACAGTCAATACGAATAATATGGAAGCTGAATTTGCGGGTTTAAAATTTAAAGGTGGAAAAATATTTGCATTACTTGTTGCTTTATCAACACTAATTGGAGGATTATATGGAGGCTTTGTCGCCTATAAGGATTATACCGATTTTAAAGAAATCGTATCAGCCTATGTAGCTCCAGATTTATCAGGGTTCGATAAAAAATTAGCGTTAATTGAAGAAAGAATTGATAAAGAAGTTACTGTTTTACAAACAGAAGTGGATATGATCATGCAAGAAATGCAAATGTTGCTATCTGAAATTTCTTTAATAAGTGATGTTGCGAACGAATTAAAAAATGATTTACGCACAGATTTGCGTAGAGTTGAAAAAATTATTGAAGATGTTGAACAACAAGTTAAGCAAGACTCACGAGAAAATTCAGCAGATATAAAATTTGCTATAAAAGATATTAAAGAAGATATGATTCAACTAGAAGAAAAAATTACTGATATAATACAAAAAACTTTAGCCAATCCTTTGGCTGGAATGAAATAATGAAACAAACAGGTAATGAGTATTTTACACCATCTCCTAAAAGAACAAGTATAGGTCATAGTAAAAATACAAGACCTAAAAATAAACACAAAAGGAGAAGTTGGAAGAAATATAATAGACAAGGTTAATTAAAGGAGAAATGAAATGGAAGATATTGTAGTTATTAATAGAATACAGAAATATATTAAAGATAAAATTGAACGTTGTTCAGAAACTTTATTGTCCGGTGGTGTTGACAGTATAGATAAATATCAATACATTGTAGGACAAGTTAAGTCTTTACAAGACATACAACAGGAAATCTCTAACCTGCTAGATAATAAGGAGCAAAATGATGGCTGAAATAAAATTAGCACTACAAGAAAAATATAAAAAAGAAAAAGAAGAAGAGAAAAAAGAAATAGAAAACAAAACTCTCGATGCACAGAATATAACTGAATCTGAAATAGATAAATTACCTCAACCAACAGGTTGGAGATTATTAGTATTACCTTTTGTAATGCCTGAAAAATCTAAAGGTGGAATTATTATTGCTCAAGAATCTTTAGATCGAGCAAGAATTGCTGTTCAAGCAGGTTATGTATTAAGAGTTGGTCCACTAGCTTATCAAGATAAAGAAAAATTTAATACCGGTCCTTGGTGTAAAGAAAAGGAATGGGTTATCTTTGCTAGATATGCAGGATCAAGATTACAAATTGAAGGTGGGGAAATTAGAATATTAAACGATGATGAAGTGTTAGCGACAGTAAAAGATCCTGAACACATTCTTCACGCAATATAACATAGGAGACAACTATGCCAGAAGAAGCATTAAAAGAAAAAGAAGAAGAACACAATTTAATTGATGTAGGCGAAGAAAAAGGTGCTGAAGTTGATTTAGATAGTGGTAAAAAAGAAGAACCAAAAGAAGAGATTGTTGTAGAGCAAACTTCTTCCGAAGAGGTTACAAAAGAAGAACCTAAAAAGGAAGATGAATTAAAAGATTATAGCGAAAGCGTTAATAAACGTATTGCTAAACTCACTAAAAAAATGAGAGAGGCAGAACGTCAAAAAGAAGAAGCTATAAATTATGCTAAAACAGTACTCGCTGAAAAAGATGCAAAATATAAATATGACTTACATTCCTCTACACAAGGTTATGTTCAAGAATTTGAAAAGAGAGTTACATCAAATTTAGATGCAGCAAAAATTAAATTAAAAACTGCAATTGATAATCAAGATGTAGAAGGTCAAGTTTCAGCTCAACAAGAAATAGCTCAACTAACTTTAGATAATGCTAGATTAGCTCAAGCTAAAAAAACACAAGAACTTCAAAATCAAACACCTGCAAATGTTCAACGGTCTATTCAACAACCTGTTCAACAACCTGGTTATGCAAATCCAACAGCAATAAAAGAAGCTGCTCAAGAAATGGATCCTAAAGCAGAAGCTTGGTCTGCAAAGAATACTTGGTTTGGTAAAGATAATGCTATGACTTATACAGCATTTGATATTCATAAAAAATTAACTGAAGAAGAAGGTTATGATCCGACAAGCGATGAGTATTATCAAGAAGTGGATAAAAGAATTAGACTTGAATTCCCGCATAAATTTGATAATGTCGAGAACAAATCGACCGAAAAAGTTACTCAAACGGTCGCTTCAGCAAATCGTCCAGCTCAAACAGGACGCAAAAAAACTGTGAGACTCACACCTTCACAGGTAGCAATTGCTAAAAAATTAGGTGTGCCACTCGAAGAATATGCGAAACATTTAACCACGAAGGAGGCCTAAGCATATGGAAAATAAAAATGAAAACAATAAAATGAAGACTTCTCGTGCGAGCGAAACTAGGGTTAAACAAGAAAGACCTAAAGTTTGGACTCCTCCATCATCTCTAGATGCACCCCCTGCGCCTGATGGATACAGGCACCGTTGGATAAGAGCAGAATCTATGGGTCACGATGATACTAAAAATATCATGGGTAAACTTAGATCTGGTTGGGAATTAGTAAGAGCGGATGAATATCCTAATTCTGAATATCCTACTATTAAAGACGGAAAGAACTCTGGGGTAATTGGGGTTGGTGGCCTATTGCTGGCTAGGATACCTGAAGAGGTTGCAAAGTCTCGTGAAGATTATTTTAAACAACAAACACAAGACAGAAACGATGCAATCGCAAACGATCTCATGAAGGAACAGCACAATGCGATGCCAATCAATCAAGATAGGCAGAGTCGTGTAACTTTTGGTGGTACTAAGAAAAGTTAATTTTTTAACAATTACTTATCCACTTGACATTAATAAATAGGAGACAATAACTATGGCAAACGCAAATAGTGCATTCGGACTAAAACCATATTTTAAAAATGGTAGTGGTTCTAATAGTACAGGTGTTGGTGGATATTCTCACTACGAAATAAAGAACGACAATAGCACAGCTATTTACAACGGTTCTGTTGTTATACCTTTATCAACTGGTTTTATCAGTTTGGTAGGTGCAGCAGACGGTGGTACTGTAGCTCCTCTTGGAGTCTTTATGGGTTGTGAGTATGTTTCATCTACAACCGGTAAACCGGTCTTTTCAAATTACTGGCCGGGATCTGGGGCTGATTCAAATCACCCAATTAAAGCATTTGTAGCAGACGATCCAAATCAATTATTTTTGATCGCTTCAGATGCATCATTAACAAACGAAGCTACTGCAAGAGCAAGTGTATTTTTAAATGCTGACATGTCTAGCGGCACAAGTGGATCTACTGTAACAGGTAAATCTTCTGGTGCTTTAGCTGTAAGCACATTAGCAACTACAGCAGGATTAATGCTAAGATTTATGGGTTGGGCAGACGATGCAGCTAACGCAGATTTCTCAGCAGCAGGAATCCCATGTATTGTTAGATTTACAACACACTTTAATGCAGACAGCATGGGAATCGTTGTTGGTACACCAGCAACTACAGGAGTATAGAACATGGCCATTTCAAGACAACAATTAGCTAAAGAGCTAGAGCCAGGTTTGAATGCTTTATTCGGCTTGGAGTACAAGAACTACGAAAACCAACATGAAGAAATCTTTACAAAAGAAACTTCAGACAGAGCTTTTGAAGAAGAAGTAATGCTTTCAGGTTTTGCTAACGCAGCAGTAAAACAAGAAGGTACAGCGGTGGGATTTGATGATGCACAAGAGTCATATACTTCACGTTATACTCATGAAACAATCGCTCTTGCTTTCTCAATTACAGAAGAAGCAATTGAAGATAATTTGTATGATAGAATCTCAGCTAGATACACAAAAGCATTAGCACGTTCAATGGCTAATACTAAACAGGTAAAAGCAGCAAACGTATTAAACAATGCGTTTAATTCTTCTTTTACAGGTGGAGACGGTGTTGAACTTTGTTCAACTGCTCACCCAACTGTATCTGGTGGTAACGTTGCCAACGAATTAGCAACTTCTGCTGATCTTTCAGAAACATCTTTAGAGCAAGCATTAATTGATATTGCTGCTTTTACAGATGAGCGTGGATTAAAAATTGCAGCGAATGGTGTAAAAATGATTATCCCTTCACAGCTACAATTCACTGCTGAAAGACTTATGAAGTCAGCAAATAGAGTTGGAACAGCAGATAATGATATTAATGCTGTTGCATCAAAAGGAATGATTCCACAAGGTTATGTGGTTAACAACTTCCTAACTGATACAGATGCATTCTTCATTATGACTGACGTACCAAATGGTCTTAAATACTTTGAAAGATCACCAATCAAAACTACAATGGAAGGTGACTTTGATACAGGTAATGTAAGATATAAAGCTAGAGAGAGATATTCTTTCGGATTCTCAGACTTCAGAGGTATCTTCGGTTCACCGGGTGCTTAATAAATAGTTTTATAACTACTTTTAAAAGGGGCCTTATGGCCCCTTTTTTTATGGGAAAATCAATTGACTTTATGGGAAATTAATGTATAAAATAAAAGCGAATAATATTGACAAGGAGATATATTATGATCGCATTATCACAGTCTTTGATCGCTGAGAAAATCAAATTAGAGTCTCAGTGGAATTCTCAATATCTTAGTTCTGGTAAAGAAACTCTTGAAATGAAATCTATTCAAGAAAAAATTAAAAGAGTCACAGCAAAATTGAGATGGAGACACCAAGACTATGACAGTCATTTATTTTTTAAATAGACTTATAAATAAAAAGGTTTATATTTAGCCTTCTAGGAATATAAAACAACATACAGACTGAACCTAGCAGACGAACGTAGAGACTGTATGTAATTTACTACGGAGGTAAATAAAATGGCAAATACAACTTTTTCAGGTCCTTTAAGGTCTGAAAGCACAATTAAAACAGTTAGTAAAAACTCAAGCACAGGAGTAATTACTGAAATTATTACTATGGGTGATGCACCTGTTGCATTAGGAGATGAAGATAAAACTCTTGACGCTGCAACACATAGTGGAAGAACACTTGTAGTTCCTGCGATCGCAGCAAACAGAACGATTACTTTACCGGCTCCAGTTGCTGGTCAAAGCTATAAACTTATTTATGGTGGTGCTGCAGAAGAAACAGAAAATGTGATTATAGTAACACCTGGAAATACTAATTTCTTTATTGGTGGTATTGTTCATTTAGATTCTAACGCTGATAACGTATCTGTTTATTCTGATGGAAACTCTAACTCTAGTTTAACTCTTACAGACACTGGTTTGTTTGAG